GTTCCGTGCAGGGAAGTTCTTCTGGGAAGGAGATACTTCGTGCGCCACATTTATGGGCGACTCTGGCTGCAAGGTGATTCTCACTTTAGCGAATCTATTCGCAGTCATCAGGATAGGCCTGGCTACCATGGCCGTATCCGCTGTGGTCGGTGACGACCACATTACACTTACGTCCAACGCTGAAGCAGCGTTGGAGATATATGAGAAAACTGTGTCTCATTTCGGTCTTCAGGTTTCTGAAGACGATACAGTCATATCGAACCGATATGGCTTCTTTGCCGAGGAGCTCATCCGGATACCGGATGACAACCGAGGCACAATAGATGCTCTGATTAGGGCCACCGCTAAGCGGGACCTTCCTTATTACGATGTAACTAAGGTCAGACTTCTAATGGACATACGCAAAGACCGCAAGGACTTTGCATCGACCTCAGTGGGTCGAATCTACCAATTCGGACGCGAAATGGAGTATAATCTAAGACCTACACAGTATATCGGTCTAGTAATGATGGCATCCTGGTTCCAGGATGTCTGCTTAGATCTCCGGCACAAGCCGGAGTTCGTATATTTCCCGAGAGCTCTCGTCTCGGGCGGAAAGCCGTTACTGTTCAGTAACGATCAGAACTTTAAGGACTGGATAGTCCTTCATAAACACGGCCGATTGCTCGGCCGCTACCATTGGCTAATGGAGACCGCCGTAACCGGCGGTCTGAACCACGGTGTGATACCGCGGTTCTTCACGAAAACAGACGAGCACCGCCTTGCGGTGGTGACTCAGAGAGAGCTACCGGAACAGATAGCTTCTTTAAAACTCTTCACAACTCCTAAGAAGTTGTGGTTTCAGCCGCTCATTGTAGGCAGGCTGACTGACTATGTAATCTCCGAAACGGAGATTAAATCCAGACTGAACCAGCTCGAGGAGCTGTTCAGTGAAACGCTGACCGCCGTTCCGGCGACAGTAGAAAACTTAGCGCTTGAGGCTGTACAGCCTAGCGAAGAGATATTGGAACGATTCCTAGAAGTTTGGAATACGAACTCGCTTCTTCTCGGACGAGAAAAAGTAGAAAATTATTACCCCCGCGAGGAGGTAATGCAGATTCTCGACCTCGAGAATCCGATGCATGTAGATATCCCTATAGAATGGGATGGCAGAACTGCCCGCGAAACGCGGGCAGAAAAGATGCTGGAGAGAGAACGAGACGAACTCGCGCTCTACGAATGGGTCAAGGATGGCAGGGATGACCTGCCACCCACGGACGTCATCGCTGACGATCCGGTAATAATTGAGGAGGCCTCAAAGGTATCTGGTTCAGATATCTTTATAGTAACCCGTGACCGGGAACTATGCAGTTATATCGCAAGTAAGAACTGGCGAAAGCTAGTTTGGATGATCTCACCCCTGCGCTGGATTCAGGCAGGTTACACAGGCAGACCGGCTCTCACACGAGAGCAAAACGATTCTGTCCTGATAGATCAAGGAAGTCTAGACGCCGAAGGCGACGACTTAACCGACGAGCAGATCGAACGACTGCTCGCGAGAGTAGTCCCCCTGATTTCGGGGGATCTAGAACTGATCAAGTACCGTGGACATACCAGGGTACCGAGGGAAATAACAGACGGCAACGCAGCCGCGCTGTTTCGGTCCAGATTTCAGGACCGGTCGGACTAACTTAGCTCAGCTAATCCCAACAACTACGGCCTCGAAAGCGCCGTAGGAGCCAATAAATATTGGCTTGTCCTTCCGTACGGAAGGACAGGTAAGTGATCCCTTCGCGGGATCATGGATACCATATTCGAACTACCCCTGTTAGGTGACGCACTCCTGCGAACCCTATCACGGAGCTGTTCCTGTAAAGGAACCAGTTCGGGGTGATCTGCTG